ATGCTGCCGCGCGAATGGAAAACGGACCGTAGGGCGCGGCGGGCCTGCGCGGCGGTCGGCAAGACATTCGACAAGCAGATGCACGGGATGGCCGCAGGTTTCAGGATGATCAAGCAGGCCCGAGGGCACGAATTGCTGCGGATCGCGGATGAGTTGGCCGCGCAGATTGAGAACGGCAAGGCGGATGGGGGGCGGGGTGGTGCGAAGACCCCTCCCCAACCCCTCCCCACAGGGGGAAGGGGCTTAACCTTTGGCACTGTTGGAGAGGGAACACAGGCGACGGGTGTCCCTCAACCTATCTCCCCCTTTGTGGGGGAGATCGGCAAGAGGCTTGGGCCTTCTGCCAACGGCCTGGCGGGTGGCCTCAAGTCCGCGGATGTGAGACCTCGCCATCGTCGGCAATTGAACCGCTGGCATTTCACCGGCCGGCTCGCGCAGATGCCGCCGCCCGGTGATTGGCGGGTGTGGCTGCTGATGGGCGGGCGCGGCTCGGGCAAGACGCGGGCGGGAGCGGAATGGGTGCAGGCGCTCGCGCTTTCCGCACCGGATCTGCGCATCGCGCTGGTGGCGGAAACGCTGGGCGACGGGCGCGAGGTGATGATCGACGGCGTCTCGGGCATCTGCCGGATCGCCGGGCGCGCCCGGCCGGAATTCGAAGCCTCGCGCCGGCGGTTGGTCTGGCCGAACGGCTCGATTGCCCAGATTTTTTCCTCCGAGGATCCGGAGAGTTTGCGCGGGCCGCAGTTTCATTTCGCCTGGTGCGACGAAATCGGCAAATGGAAACATGCGCAGGAGACCTGGGACATGCTGCAATTCGGCCTGCGTCTCGGGGCGATGCCCCGCGTGCTGGTGACGACGACGCCGCGGCCGGTGCCGCTGCTTCGGGCGCTGGCGGCCGATCCCAGGACGGCGGTGCGGTGCATCCGAACCGATGACAATGCGCAAAACCTCTCGCCCGGCTTCATCGCCGCCATGGCCGACCGCTATGGCGGCACGCGGCTCGGGCGGCAGGAGCTCGACGGCGAGCTGATCGCCGACCGCGAGGATGCGCTGTGGAGCCGGGCGCGGCTGGAGGCGATCCGCGTGCGCCATGCCGGGCCGCTGTCGCGAATCGTTGTGGCGGTCGATCCGCCGGCAACGGCGTCGGCGGCTTCGGTCTGCGGCATCGTGGTGGCGGGGCTGGATGGTACTGGATGCGCGGTGGTGCTGGCAGACTGTTCCGTGACGGGCGCGAGCCCGGCCGGCTGGGCGGGTGCGGTGGTGCGCGCCTTCCGGCGGTTCGATGCGGACCGGGTGGTGGCGGAAATCAACCAGGGCGGCGACATGGTGACGGCCATGCTGAAGAGCGTGGAAGCCGACCTGCCGGTCAGCACGGTGCGGGCGACGCGCGGCAAGTTTCTGCGCGCCGAGCCGGTGGCGGCGCTCTACGAACAGGGGCGCGTGGCGCATGCCGGCGCCTTTGCCGAGCTGGAAGACCAGATGTGCGATTTCGGCCCGGACGGGCTTTCCGCGGGCCGCTCGCCGGACCGGCTCGACGCGCTGGTCTGGGCGCTGACGGCGTTGGTGCTCGACCGGCAGGGTGAACCGAGGGTGCGGGGGATTTGACGATGGCAATCGATCGCAAGGTCTTTTTCGATGGCGTGCGCGGCGCGCTTTATGGCGGGCGCTTGGCGGAAACGCAGGTCGCCGGGCTGACGGCCTTGCTCGACCGCTTCGAGGCGGGCAGCGAGACAAAAGACCGGCGCTTCCTCGCCTATATGCTGGCGACGGCGCATCACGAGACCGGCGGGCGTCTGCAGCCGGTGCGCGAAACCTTTGCCGCAACGGACGAGGTCGCGATCGGCCGGCTCGACCGGGCGTTTGCGACCGGGAAACTGCCGCAGGTTTCCGAACCCTATTGGCGGCGCGATGCGGCAGGACACAGCTGGCTCGGGCGCGGGCTGGTGCAGATCACGCATCGGCGCAATTACGACCGGCTTTCGGCGCTGACGGGCATCGACCTCGTCGCGCGGCCGGAGCGGGCGATGGAGATGGCGGTTTCGGTGGAGATCCTCTTCGTCGGCATGCTGCGCGGGGCCTTCACGGGGCGGCGGCTGGCGGATCATTTTTCGGCGGGCCGGGCGGATTGGGTGGGCGCGCGGCGTATCATCAATGGGCCGGATAGGGCCGAGCGCGTGGCGGGGTACGGGCGGGCGTTTTTCGCGGCGCTGGGCGGGTAGCGCGGTGGACGTGGTGTGGATCCTCGGCTCAAGGCCGAGGATGACGAAAGAAGAGACGTCCGCGCATCACTGCGACGTCTCCTGTGCCGATCTGCTCAAGAAGCCGGAAGGCCAAGCTTCCCCACTGTCATCCTCGGCCTTGAGCCGAGGATCCACGCCACGGGTGCTGCGCCCACGGTGTTTTTCACATCCGACAAACCGAGGACATCATGAAACTCCCATCTTTCCTCTCCCGGCGGCGTCCAGTGCCTGCGGAAACCAAGGCGTCGGGCTTTTTCGCGCTGACGGCCGAGGGCCGGGCGCACTGGTCGAGCCGTTCCTATGCCTCCCTGTCGCGCGAGGGCTTCATGAAGAACCCGGTGGCGCACCGGGCGGTGCGCATGATCGCGGAGGCGGCCGCTTCCGTGCCCTGGCTTGCCTATGACGGTGAGGCGGAGCGGCCGGACGCGACTGCGCTCGCGCTGCTGCGGCGGCCGAACGGGCGCATGGCGGGCACGGATTTCTTCGAGATGCTCTATGGGCATCTGCTGCTTTCCGGGAATGCCTTCGTCGAGGGCGTGCAGGTGGGAGAGGAGTTGCGCGAGCTGCATCTCCTGAGACCCGACCGGGTGCGCATCGTCGAGGGGCGGGACGGCTGGCCGGAGGCTTATGAATACCGCACGGGCAACCACGTCCGCCGGCATGCTGCGGGCGAAGGGCAGGCGATCCTGCATCTCAGGCTGTTTCATCCGCTCGACGACCAGCTGGGGTTCGCGCCGCTCGAGGCGGCCTCGATGGCGCTCGATCTCTCCAATGCGGCAGCGATCTGGAACAAGGCGCTGCTCGACAATTCGGCGCGGCCGTCAGGCGCGCTCGTCTATCAGCCGAAGGAGGGCGGCAACCTGACGCCCGACCAATACGACCGGCTGAAAAGCGAGCTGGAGGAGGGCTATTCCGGCCCGGCGCGGGCGGGCCGGCCGATGCTGCTGGAAGGCGGGCTCGACTGGAAGGCGATGGGGCTTTCGCCGCGCGAGATGGATTTCGTCGAGGCGAAGAACGGTGCAGCGCGTGACATCGCGCTTGCCTTCGGCGTGCCACCCATGCTGATCGGCATTCCCGGCGATGCGACCTATGCCAATTATCAGGAGGCCAATCGTGCCTTCTGGCGGTTGACCGTTCTGCCGCTGGTGAGCCGCACGGCGGCGGCCTTCGCGGGATGGCTCGATGAGGACAGCGACAGCGCGCTGCGGCTGGTGCCGGATCTCGACCAGGTGAGCGGGCTTGCAGCGGAGCGCTCGGAGCTCTGGGCGCGGGTGGGGGCGGCGACGTTCCTCAGCGAGGACGAGAAGCGCAGCGCCGTCGGATACTGACTTACAGTGCACAAGGGGCGCAGTCCGAGCCGAAGCGACAACGGACTGCTGGCCGCCATCATGGCGGTTGTAGGAAACTATTTTTGCACCTGAGGGCACGTCAACCGGCTAGTTTTGGGGGTGGGCGCGTGTGGTACCGCCAGCTGGACGCCCTTTGTCGAAAAGCGGCTGGAAAACAATGGGTTGTCCATTCAGCTTGAATCATTCCGGTCATAAGCGGAATCGCCTTTTGAAGGCGTTGAATCTCTTTGCGAGCCATCGGGCGTAAAGAATTCAAAAGACTCAAGGAATGGCGAGGTCTGACTCGGGGTGAAACAGGGCCTGTGCCGCCGCCTGTGGCCTGTATGTCTCGATTTCCATAATAAACGGAAAGGCTTAACAATGGCTGACTTCGGAAACGACGGCGGGCTTTGGACGGCCCGGCTGGTCGGCGCGTCGGCGGGCGCTGCCGTGTCTCTCATCTATCTTCTGCCGAAAAGCCGCCGCGAGGCGGGATGCCGGTTCTTGACCGGGCTTGCCTGCGGTCTTGTCTTCGGCGGGCCGGCGGGGCTTTGGATCGCGGTCCGGTTCGGCATTGCCGGCTATCTCGGGCCGGCGGAAATGCTGCTGACGGGATCGGCGGCCGCAAGCCTTTCCGCCTGGTGGGGGCTCGGCGTGCTGGCGCGCATGGCCGAGCGGATGCGGCAGTAGCAGCCGCGCCACAAGCAAGTCGCGAAGGAGGGGCGGCGCCGGCTGGCGCCGTCCATCCGTTCGCCCAATCCAGACATCGGAGATATCTATGACAACCACCGACCTGCCGGTCTGGCGGACGAAAAAGTATGCCGATCTGACGCTTGCGGGCGTCTCCGGCGACGGCGTGTTTTCCGGCTATGCCAGCCTCTTCGGCGAGGTGGACCTCGGCAAGGATGCGATCGCGCCCGGCGCTTTCGGGCGCTCGCTGGAAAAACGCGGACCCGCAGGCGTGCGCATGCTCTTCCAGCACGATCCGGCCGAGCCCATCGGGCGCTGGCGCACCATCCGCGAGGATGCGCGCGGGCTCTATGTCGAGGGCGTGCTGTCGCCCGGTGTGGCACGGGCTCGCGAGGTGCTGAACCTCATGAAATCGGGCGCGCTCGACGGGCTCTCTATCGGCTTCCAGACGGTGCGCTCGCGCACCGACCGGGTGAGCGGCGTGCGCCGCATCCTCGAAGCCGATCTCTGGGAAATCTCGATCGTCACCTTTCCGATGCTGCCTTCGGCGCGGGTGTCGAACGTGAAGAATGCGCGGTGGTTCCGCGACAAGGAAACGGAGCTCGTGCGCACCATGCGCCGGGCGGCCCGGATGATGATGAAACGCTAACGGAGACGACACGCATGACGGATACCAGCAAAACCGCGCCGGAAATCAAGGCCGTGCCGGAAACGATGACCGCCGCTTTCGACGACTTCATGCAGGCCTTCGAGGCCTTCAAGGAGACCAACGATATCAGGCTCGGCGAGATCGAGCAGAAACTGACCGCCGACGTGGTGACGCGCGAGAAGGTCGACCGCATCAACCGCGCCATGGACGACCACAAGCGTGTGCTTGACCAGCTGGCGTTGAAGAAGGCGCGCCCGGCGCTCGGCGGCAGCGGGGCGGTCAATCTGGAGGCGGCCGAGCACAAGGCGGCCTTTTCCGCCTATATGCGCCGCGGCGACGAAAGCGCGCTGCGGGCGCTGGAAGAGAAGGCGATGTCCGTCGGCTCGGCCGCCGATGGCGGCTACCTCGTGCCGCCGGAAACGGATACCGATATCGGCCGTCGGCTTTCCACGGTCTCGCCGATCCGGGCACTTGCGACGGTGCGGCAGGTTTCGGGCACGGTGCTTAAGAAGCCCTTTACGACCTCGGGCATGGCCGCCGGCTGGGTGGCGGAGACGGCATCGCGGCCGCAGACCAGCAATGCGCAGCTCGCCGAACTCTCCTTCCCGACCATGGAACTCTACGCCATGCCGGCGGCGACCTCGGCGCTGCTCGACGATGCGGCGGTGGATGTCGAAAGCTGGATCGCTTCGGAAGTCGACATCGTCTTCGCCGAGCAGGAGGGCACGGCCTTCATTACCGGCGACGGCACCAACAAGCCGAAGGGCTGCCTCTCCTATACCACCGTCGCCGATGCCGGTTGGACCTGGGGCAATATCGGCTACATCGCCTCGGGTGCGGCGGGCGCGTTCAAGGCGAGCAACCCCTCCGACACGCTGCTCGACACGATCTATGCGCTGAAGGCGGGCTATCGCCAGAACGCCAATTTCGTCATGAACCGCAAGACGCAGGCGCAGATCCGCAAGTTCAAGGATGCCGACGGCAACTATCTCTGGCGTCCGCCGGCAACGGCCGGCCAGGCGGCCTCGCTGCTGGGCTTCGGCATCGCGGAAGCCGAGGACATGCCGGATATCGCCGCCGACAGCTTCTCCGTCGCCTTCGGCGACTTCCGTGCCGGCTATCTCGTGGTCGACCGCACGGGCGTGCGCGTGCTGCGCGATCCCTATTCCGCCAAGCCCTATGTGCTGTTCTACACGACCAAGCGCGTCGGCGGCGGGGTGCAGAATTTCGAGGCGATCAAGCTGGTGAAGTTCGCGGTGAGCTGAGCTTTCCGCGATTCTTTCTCCTGCAACGGCAGCTTTCCCTGACGCCGGTGCCGCGGGCGCGGTTTTCCTCCCGGCCGCGCCCGCATCCTCCTCCCATCGGACAGGATCCCATGACCATTACCGAACTTTTGCCGCCCGACGTCGAGCCGGTCACGCTTGCGGAGGTGAAGGCGCATCTGCGCCTGGAGACGACCGAGGAGGACACGCTGCTGACGGCGCTGATCCACACGGCGCGCCTCCATCTCGAAAGCCAGACGGGGCTTTGCCTGATTTCCCGGCTGCTGCGCCTCTATCTCGACGACTGGCCGGAGGGGCGGGTGATTCAGATTGCCAGGGGGCCGGTGCAAACTATTGAGATCGTGACGGTTTACGATTCATCCGGCGCGCCGGTCGAACTCGATACGGCAGGCTATGTGCTGGACGGCGCGGCACGGCCGGCGCGGCTGGTTCTGCCGGAACGGCGGGCGACCGAGCGGGCGCTGAACGGCATCGAGATCGATTTTACCGCCGGCTTCGGCGAGAGCGGCGCGGATGTGCCGGACACGCTGAAACGGGCGCTCACGCTGCATGTCGCGGCGATGTTCGAGCTGCGCGGCGTGCTCTCGCTCGACGATCAGCCGGGCGCGGTGCCACAGGGCTACGAGCGGCTAATCGCGCCGCATTGCCAGCGGAGGCTGTGATGGCACGCGAGAGAACGATCGATCCCGGCGCGTTTTCGACCCGGCTCGTGCTGGAGCGGCCCGTCGAGGCGCCGGACGGGCAGGGTGGCGTCACGCAGAGCTTTTCGGCGCTGGCAACGCTCTGGGCGCGTATCGAGCCGGTCTCGGCGCGCGCGGAGGAGGCGGCCGGCACCCTGCCGGTGACGGTGACGCACCGCATCTGGCTGCGGCGGCGGACCGATCTGTCCGGCGGCATGCGGCTGCGCAAGGGCGTGCGCCTCTTTTCCATCCATAGTTTCCGCGATCCGGACGAGACCGGGCGCTATACGCTTTGCGACTGCGGGGAGATCAAGCCATGAGTGCGGCATCGGCTCTGCAGAAGGCGATCTTCGCGCGTCTCTCGGGCGACGTGGCGCTGACGGCGCTGATCGGCGGCAATGCGATCACCGACCGGCGGCTGACGACGCCAACCGCGCCGCTCATCGTGATCGCGGGCATCGACAGCGCGGACCATTCGACGGCGACGGAGCCGGGCGAGGAACACGTCGTCACGCTGGAGGTCTGGTCCGAGGCGGCCGGGAACCGGCAGGGCCAGACGATTGCCGCTGCCGTGCGCGCCGCGCTGCATGACGCGGCACTCAGTCTCGCAGGACATCGCCTTGTGCTGCTTTTCCATCGCGAGACGCGCCTGACCCGAGACGACCGCTTCCACCGCGCCGAAATGCAGTTTCGCGCGGTGACAGAACCGGAAACCTGAACATTTTCAAGGAAGGAACCTGATCATGGTGGCACAGAAGGGGCGCGATCTCCTGCTGAAGATCGAGAACGGGGCGGGCTTTGCGACCGCCGCCGGCCTTCGCTCGAAGCGGCTGGCTTTCAACGCGCAGATCGTCGACGTGACGGACGCGGATTCGGCGGGGCGCTGGCGCGAATTGCTCGGCGGCGCAGGCGTGCAGCGCGCGGCCGTCAGCGGCAGCGGCATCTTCAAGGATCAGGCATCGGACGCGCTGGTGCGCTCGGTGTTCTTCAACGGCACGATCTGCGACTGGCAGATCGTCATTCCGGATTTCGGCACGGTTTCCGGCCCGTTCCAGGTGGCGGCATTGGAATATTCCGGCGCGCATGACGGGGAAATCCTGTTCGAGATTGCGCTGGAATCGGCCGGCGCCCTGACCTTCGGGGCGCTGTGATGGGTGCGCGGGCAAACCGGAGGCGCGGCGAGATCGAGGCCTTTCTCGACGGCGAGCGGCGCGTGCTGTGCCTGACGCTGGGCGCGCTTGCCGAACTGGAGACGGCCTTTGCCGTCGACAGCATGGCGGGGCTCGCCGAGCGCTTCTCCTCCGGCCGGCTGAAGGCGGAGGACCTCATCCGCATCATCGGCGCGGGGCTGCGCGGCGCGGGCAATCTGTTCAGCGACGAGGATGTGGCGGGCATGGCCGTGGCCGAGGGGCTGGCGGGCTTTGCGCGCATCACGGCTGAACTGCTTCAGGCGACATTCGAGGCGGAGGGCGCGGCGGCAAACCCTCCGGTGCCGCATTCGACCTGAGCGCCGAGGCCACTGCTTTCCCCTGGGAGGCGGTGCTTCATGCCGGGCTTTGCCGGATGCGGCTTCCCGCGAAAGACTTTTGGGCCATGACACCGCGCGAACTGGCCCATGTGTTTGGCCTGCTGCGGCCGCTGCCGGCCGCCACGCGGCGCGAAGACCTGACGGCGCTGATGCAGGCTTTTCCCGACGAGAAGGAGTGAACCATGGCGCAAGCGGACAACCGGTCGCTTGATACCACGAAACAGACCGCCGAGCAGCTTTCAACGATCTTCGACGACCTGGAGGCGCGTTCGCGCTCCTTCGGCTCGGCGCTGACGGGCGCATTGAGAGGTGCGGTCGTCGACGGCAAGGGGCTGGAGGGCGTGCTGACCGGCCTTGCCCGACGGATGAGCGATATCGCGCTTTCAGCGGGACTGAAGCCGCTCGAGGGTGTCCTGTCGTCCGGCGTTTCGGCGTTGCTCGGCCGTGTGACGCCCTTTGCCAAGGGTGGTGTCGTGTCGGCGCCGACCTATTTCGGCGGCGGCAGCGGCGGCGGGCTGGGCCTGATGGGCGAGGCGGGAGCGGAGGCGATCCTGCCTTTGAAACGCGGGCCGGACGGCGCGCTTGGCCTGGCCACAGAAGGGGGGGCGGGCGCGGGCGCACGCATCGTCTTCAACGTGACGGCGCAGGATGCGGCGAGCTTCCGCAAATCCGAGGGGCAGATCGCGGCCATGCTGACACGCGCCGTGGGGCGCGGACAGCGCAGTCTGTGACGCCTCGCTTCATTGTGGGAGACTGAGATGGCAGGATTTCATGAGGTGCGGTTTCCGCTGCGGGTCGCGCTCGGCACCAGCGGCGGGCCGGTGCGGCGCACGGATATCGTCAGCCTGTCCAATGGGCGGGAAAACCGTAACCGGCGCTGGCAGGATGCCCGGCGGCGCTACGATGCGGGATCGGGCGTGCGCTCGATCGATGATCTCTATGCCGTGCTCGCCTTCTTCGAGGCGCGGGCGGGGCAGTTTTACGGGTTCCGGTTCCGCGACCCCGTCGATCACCGGTCCGGTGTGCCGGGGGCCTCCCCGGCGGCGGATGATCAGCAGATCGGCACGGGGGATGGCGTAACGGCGGCGTTCCAGCTGGTCAAGCGCTATGCGGATGCGGGTGGCGCGACGGTGCGGGTAATCGAAAAGCCGGTAGCGGGTTCGTTGGTGGTTTCGGTGGCGGGAAGTGCGGTGCCGGCGGCCGACTACACGGTGGATACGGCGACGGGGATCGTGACCTTCAAGCCGGGCAAGGTTCCGGCGTCGGGTGCCATTCGCGCGGGGTTCGAATTCGACGTACCGGTGCGCTTCGATACCGACCGCATCGATATCGATCTGGCGCAGTTCAATGCCGGGCGCATTCCCTCCATTCCGCTTGTGGAGATCAAGCCATGAGGACGATCCAGGCGGGGCTTCAGGCCCATCTCGACGGCGAGGTGACGACGCTCTGCCATGCCTGGCGCGTGACACGGCGCGACGGCGTGGTGCTGGGCTTTACCGACCATGACCATAATCTTTCCTTCGACGGTACGGACTATCTGGCAGCGAGCGGCTTCGAGGCGAGCGAGGCGGAGGACGGCAACGGGCTTGCCGCCGAGAGCGGCGAGTTATCCGGCGGCTTTTCCGCCGAGGCGATCCGCGAGGCAGACCTTGCGGCCGGGCGGTATGACGGGGCGAAGGTCGAGGTTTTCACGGTCAACTGGCAGGATACGTCCGAACGCCTGCTGTTGCGCACGGCGGAGCTGGGCGAGGTCAGGCGCGAGGGCGGGCTGTTCCGCGCCGAATTGCGGCGGCTGACGCATGGGCTCGACCAGGTGCGCGGGCGTATCTACGGGCACCGCTGCGATGCGGTTTTCGGGGATAGCAGCTGCGGTATCGATGCCTCGGCGCCGGCCTATCGGGCCACGGCGACGGTGCTGGCCGTGCTCGACGAGATGCGGGTGAAGGTCGGCGGCCTCTCGGGATTTGCCGAACGGTTCTTTCGCTACGGTGTGCTGACGGTGGCAAGCGGGGCTGCGGTGGGGCTTTCGGCCGATATCGAGGACCACCGCAAGGCGGATGGGGCGGACGAACTTGTGCTCTGGTTGCCGGCGCCGGCGGGGCTTGCCGCAGGCGATGCGCTGCAGGTGACGGCAGGCTGCGACAAACGCTTTTCGACCTGCAAGGCGAAGTTTGCCAACGAGCTGAATTTCCGCGGCTTTCCGCACATGCCGGGCAGCGATTTCACCTATGGCTATGCCGATGGCGACACCGTGCATGACGGGAGGCCACTCTATGAATGAGACGGCAATGGGCGAGCGGGTCGTTGCCGTCGCGCGCGGGTTCATCGGCACACCCTATCGGCATCAGGGGGCAGTGAAGGGCGTGGGGTGCGATTGTCTCGGGCTGATCCGCGGGGTCTGGCAGGAGCTTTACGGCGCCGAACCGGAGGTGCCGGCACCCTATGCGCCCGACTGGGCGGAGCGGGCGGGTGAGGAGCGACTGCTTCTGGCGGCCGCGCGGCATTGCGGACCGGCTTTGCCTGTCGCGGCGCTTCGGCCGGGGGATCTGCTGGTCTTTCGCTGGCGCACGGGCGTGGCGGCGAAACATGCCGGTATCGCGGCGCCGGAAAACCGATTCATCCATGCCTATGAGCAGGCGGCTGTGATCGAATCGCCCCTCGTGCCCTGCTGGCGCCGGCGCATTGCCGGCGTTTTTCGTTTCCCGGAGATGGTCTGACCCATGGCGACACTTCTTTTCCAGGCGGCCGGTGCGGCGCTCGGCAGCGTGTTCGGGCCGTTCGGCGCGATTCTCGGGCGCGCGGCGGGGGCGCTTGCCGGCTCGGTGGTCGATCGCTCGCTGCTGAACGGTGCCAGCAAGATTTCCGGTGCGCGGCTTGGCGACGGACGCATTCCGGGGGCGGATGAGGGCACGGCGATGAGCCGCGTCTATGGCACGGCGCGGCTCGGGGGCACGCTGATCTGGGCGACGCGGTTCGAGGAGGAAGTGTCCGTCGAGCGCGCGGGCGGCAAGGCGAGCGGGCCGCGTGTCGAGACGTTTCGCTACTTCGCGAATTTCGCGGTGGGCGTCTGCGAGGGACCGATTGCCGGCATCCGGCGTGTGTGGGCGGACGGGCGCGAGCTCGACCTGACCGGGGTGGCGATGCGGCTGCACCGGGGCACCTCGACGCAGATGCCCGATCCGCTGATCGAGGCAAAGCAGGGGGCGGGCAACACGCCGGCCTATCGAGGGCTCGCCTATGTCGTTTTCGAGCGGCTCCCGCTCGATACGTTCGGCAACCGCATTCCCGTACTGCAATTCGAGGTGCTGAAGCCGGTCGGGTCGCTTGAGGAAAAGGTCCGGGCGGTGACGATCATTCCCGGCTCCAGCGAGCACGGTTACGATCCGCGGCTGGTGACGGAGAAGCTCGGCAAGGGCAAGGGGCGCAACATCAACCGCAACACGCTCGTCGCGGCGACCGACTGGGAGGCGTCGATCGACGAGCTCTTGGCGCTTTGCCCTAACCTCGAGCGTGTCGGGCTGGTCGTCGCGTGGTTCGGCACGGATCTGCGGGCGGGACATTGCCGCATCGTGCCGGGTGTCGAGGTTTCGGCGCGCACGGATGAAAGCCGGCCGTGGAAGGTTTGCGGCATCGGGCGCGGCGCGGCACGTGTGATGAGCCAGAGCGGTGGTGGGCCGGCCTATGGGGGCACGCCTTCGGATGCCAGCGTGGTCGCCGCGATCAAGGACCTGAAGGCGCGCGGGATCGAGGTCTATCTCTATCCCTTCGTCCTGATGGATGTGCCGGCGGGCAACAGCCTGCCCGATCCCTATGGCGGCGCGGCGCAGGCACCCTATCCCTGGCGCGGGCGCATCACCTGTCATCCGCAATCGGCCAATGGCACGGCGGCGGCGGGCAGCCAGGTCGCGGCCTTTGTGGGGAGCGCGGCGGCAGGCGATTTTACGGTTTCGGGCGAGGCGGTTACGGGGCCGGCGAGCGATGAAGGCTTTCGTCGGCTGATCCTGCACTACGCGCATCTGGCGGAAGCGGCTGGCGGCGTTGATGGCTTCCTGATCGGTTCGGAGATGCGCGGGATGACCTGGCTGCGCGACGGGACGGGCGGATTTCCTTTTGTCTCGGCGCTCTGTGACCTCGCGGCGGATGTTCGCGCCGTGCTGCGGCCGGCGACGAAGATCACCTATGCGGCGGATTGGAGCGAGTATTTCGGGTTCCAGCCGGAGGGAAGCGGGGAAGTGCGCTACCATCTCGATCCGCTCTGGGCCTCCCCAGCAATCGATGCCGTGGGGATCGACAACTATATGCCGCTTTCCGACTGGCAGGATGGCGATGTGCTCTCGGGCAATCCGGATGCCTTTCGTCATGGTGAGGACACCGCAGCGATGCGGGGGCAGATCGCGGCGGGCGAGGGGTTCGACTGGTACTATGCGGGGGATGCGGCGCGACGGGGGCGGGTGCGTTCGCCGATCACCGACGGGGCGGCGGGCAAGCCGTGGGTGTTCCGTTACAAGGACATCGAGAGCTGGTGGACGAATTTTCATCGCGAGCGCGGGCCCGGCGGGGCCGAGCTTGCCGGTCATACGGCCTGGGTGCCGCGGTCGAAGCCGATCTGGTTTACGGAACTCGGGTGCCCGGTGGTCGACAAGGGGCCGAACCAGCCGAATGTCTTCGTCGATCCGAAAAGTGCGGAGAACGCCTTGCCCTATTTTTCCGGCGGGGCGCGCAGCGATGCGGTGCAGCGGCGGTTTCTCGATGCGCATCATGGCTGGTGGCAGGGCAGTGGGCCGGAGGCGGGCATGGTCGATCCCGGCCATATGTTCCTCTGGACCTGGGATGCACGGCCCTATCCGGCCTTTCCGGAGCAGACCCTGCTCTGGTCCGACGGCGGCAACTGGCAGCGCGGGCACTGGCTGAACGGCCGGCTGGGGGCCGGCACGCTCGCCGATGTGATCGCGGCCGTTCTCTCCGATCACGGGTTTTCGGCTTTCGATGTTTCGGGTGTCGCGGGCGACCTGCCGGGCTTCGTGCAGGCCGAACAGTCTTCGGCGCGGGCGTTGCTGGAGCCGTTGATGGGGGCGTTTCAGGTCGATGCACTGGAGGCGGACGGCAAGCTCATCTTCCGGTCGCGGCAGAAGTCGGCGTTGCCGCCGGTCGAGATCGACGTTCTGGCAGAGCGGCCGGACGAGGCGGCCTTCGAGGAAAGCCGGGGCCATGCCGGCGATTTTTCCGGCGAGGCGATCCTCGATCATTTCGATGCGGCGGCGGCCTATGGGCGCGCGACCGCGCGCTCGCGCCGCATGGCTGACGGCAGCGACCGGGTGTTGCGGCTGGCACTGCCGGCGGTGCTGCATGACGGCGCGGCGGCCTCGGCCGTCGAGGCGGCCTTGCGCGACCAGCGGGCGGGGCAGCGCCGCGTCACCTTCCGCCTGCCGCCGACGGCGCTTGGCGTGACACCGGGCGATGTGGTGCGCCTGGCCGATGGGCCTGAGGGCCGTTTCCTCGTGACCGGGGTGACGGACGGCCTGGTGCGCGAAGTCGAGGCGCGGGGGATTGCGGCAGGCGACAGCCCGGCCTTCGCACCGGCTGAAGGCGGGCGCTCTCCGACAGGTGGCGCGGGACCGGCGGATGCCTTCGCGCCCGAAGTCGTGTTTCTCGACCTGCCGATCTTCGAGACCGGCGCGGCGGAGGATTTTTCGCGGGTCGCGGCCTATGCGAAGCCGTGGCGGGCGATGGTCGTGTCGAGTTCCGACGGCAGCGAGGGGTTTCGCGCAAGGGCGCGACTGGAGCGGCCGGCGCGTTTGGGGTGGCTCGCGGCAGCACTTCCGGCCGGCGTGCTCGGGCGGTTCGATCCCAATCGCGAGATATTGCTCGATCTGGCGTCGGGCGGGCTTTCCGCCGTCGATCCGCTGACGATGCTGAACGGCGCGAACCGGCTGGCGGTACAGGCGCAGAATGGCGGCTGGGAGATCGTCGGCTTTACCGGCGCGAGTGAAGTCGCTCCGGGGCGCTGGCGGCTCACAATGCTGCTACGCGGCCTGTTCGGCACCGAGGATGCGATGGCGTCGGGGCATCTTGCCGGGGCGCTGGCGGTGATGTTCGACGAGGCCGTGGTGCCGCTGGGGCTGGATGGCGCGGAGGTGGGGCGTGTTTCGAACTGGCTGATCGAGGCGGTGGGGGCGGCCGGCGGGCAGGCGGGTCCCTTCGTCTTTGCCGGCGGGGAGCGGGCTCTGACGCCGCTCGCGCCGGTGCATCTTCGTGGCCGGCGCGGGGCCGATGGCGTGGTGCGATTCTCCTGGGTGCGGCGCGGGCGCGTCGACGCCGATACCTGGCTCTCCGCCGATATCCCGCTCGATGAGCCGTCGGAGGCGTATCGGCTGGAAATCCTTTCGGGCGCTGCGGTGGTGCGGCGCATCGAGACCGCAAGTCCCGATTACACCTATGCGGCCGCAAGCGAGCTTGCCGATTTCGGTTCGGTGCAGACGGCGATTCGCATTCGGGTGCGCCAGCTTGGCCGGGCGATCCCGCTCGGCGTGCCGGCGGAAGCCAATCTCACTGTCTGAACGAAAGGAACTGCGATGACCGACGAGACGAAACCCTGGTACATGTCGCGCACCGTCTGGGGCGCGCTGATTGCGATTGCCGCATCGCTTGCCAATGCCGCCGGCGTTGAAATAAAGGCGGCGGACGAGGGTGAACTGGCGGATCTTCTGGTGTCGGCGGCCGGCACGATCGGTGGGCTTATTGCCATATACGGGCGTATTTCTGCGCGTCGCCCGGTGCGCTGAACGCCTCCCAAAGTTCCGCACCCCATTCATTTGCCATTCAGCGAGGATCGGTTATTGCTTGCATCCTAGTGATCCGCACCTGAAAGTATGTTCATGGCCTCGCCACTTCTCATCACCGCCCTCGCGGCCAGCCTGACCCTGCCGGGTCCCGTCTTGACGGGTACCGGGAGCGATGTCGTGCAGGCTGCCGGCGATTGCAGCGCCGCGGCGGCGCAGGTGGTGTCCGAGACGGGCGGTGAGCTTCTTTCGGCGCAGCCGAAGGGCGATACCTGCGTGGTGACCGTGCTGGTGCCCGGCAAGGGCAATGCCCGGCCGCGCAAAGTGACGGTGCGCGTACCAATGTAA